CAAGTAAAACTCTACTATCAGTATCCTTCGATGCTATTTTGTGAAGGGTTCCAATTCCAACGGATCTAAGTTCAATTGGAATTGGGAATTCAACAGTAGCATTTTCTGGAGAGTCTGCAAATCTTATATGCAAACCATCATCACGAATGATATAGAGTCTAGACGGTAATATATCAGTTAAACCAACTCCAGCAATAGTTGTTGTTTTAATTCCTATTGGTTCATGTAAAAAATCATAATCATAATCATACTCAACTTCTTCCCCGCTTACAAAATTGTGATTGGGGATTGAAATTCTACTATTTTCAATATCAATAACTGTTTCACTTTGTCCATTGAAATATCTTTCAAAAATAGGAACTCCTCTATGATTCAACTCAAAAGACGTTTTAACTGCTTTTGAAGTTGACTCATATGCACCAATACCACTATTGATTAAAGCACCCATTTCTTGTTTTACCTTTTAAATATCTATACTAGTTACATCATAGAATGTTGTGGGAATCCTCACAGATGTCTGGAATATTGTAACATCAACATCAATATTTTCAGCAGGAGTGAACTTAATATAGGTGTTTGTACCATCCGATTCCGAATCAAATACTCCTAATCTTTCTCCAGAATTTGATTGTAGTATTGCAAATTCAGAGATAGAAGAGTATAAATCTTCACTGGAAATGCATAGTTCAGATACTTCATATCTAGAATTTGTAGTATCTGATACGCACGCAAACAAGTAGGCTCCAACTCCCTCAGAACTAATTCCTGATGGGTAGTTATAGTACTGAGCAACAATATTTGCAGTTGGGGATGTTGAAGATCCAATACTCGTATTAAAGGATTGAACAGTTCCAGTATTAATTGCAGTTGAACCAACTCCAGTAGGAGAACTTGCAGCATTTATTGAAATGTAGTCTACAAGAATTTCCTCACTAGTGTCATTTAGAATTAAATCAATATTAACATTAGAACCACTAATGTAAGGATAATATGTTCCAAATCCAACACCAGCAAATGCAGATGCTGATAATTCATTACTTAGTTGACCATACTCAAGAAGTTGTACATTAGAACCATCATGAACTACTGAAATTTCATCAAATTCATATTTTCCAGATTTTCTATATCCAATAATAATTTTTGATGCTCTATTACTAGTGGGCATTGAAAATACTGTTGTTTGACCAACACCAGCAGAAATAGTAGAATAATTATTGACTATATCTATAGAATCTCCTAAAGAAAGAGTTCCAGACTCTTCTGTTGATGCAATATCAAATGAAATAAATGAAGTTTCATAGTCATTAAATTCAAATTTATTTGGATAGAATAATAGAGACACTTCTTCTCCAAAAATTTGAGCATCAAAATACCCAAGATCACCAAAAGTATCAATTCTTCCATACTGATTTAAATAAATTTCATTTGATGTTTGGAAAAGTGTAATTAATAATATTTCTTTCTGTGCAGTAAAACGCTTATCTCTTACTGCCATCACATATTTTCTAGATTTGAGATCAGATATTCTAAATTTATTAACAATACTGTATTTTTCAAATCTAGGTTGACTATTAAATTCATCAGATATGTTATCAACAAGAAGAACTTTATTGCCAACAGACTTTGCATAATCTTGTATAATTGCAGAATTTAGATTGATAACTTCAGAAATATTTTTTCCATCAATATTAAATGCTTCCTCTGTTGCCAAATCAAAATCATATATTGACTGAGTATCAATAATCTCGGTTAATATTACTTGGGATGAAAAATCACCAAAATCTTGATCGGAACTTATACCAGAGTTTGCATTAGTTTCAACTGACAAATCACTGAATTTTTTAAATCCAGATGGATGAGTTAAAGTAGAAACCGCGTCATCCCATTTCTCAATGGAAACATTTGACTTTACCGCATAAGACAAAGCTTGATAATAATCATTATCATGAATTCTTTGGAGAGAATCATTCAGGAATCCTGTTTTTCTATTCCATCCTCTCTCAATTAACGAAGAAGAGTCAATTTTGTAATTGCCAACATAATTTAATACATTTGTAACAACAGCCTGAGAATTTGAAGAAGATCCTTTTATAATATCACCTATTTGAAAAAAGTCATCAGAAGAAACTTTAATGTATTGATTTTGAAGATCCCAGTCTTCTACCTGACCAGACACTGGATCTTCAAATATTGTTCTAATACTTAGATTATTTCTTTGTACTATTTGAGTCAACAGATCTTCAGGTGCGTTTGGATTTGATCTTTTTATTCTCTCCAAAAGTTCAATACTACTTTCTTCAGTGAGTCTATTTACGTTTTCCCCAATATAAAAATTGTTTCTTTGTAATTTTGCGTCAAAAACTGGGAAATATGATTCGGGAATAATTCTCGCTAAACTATTCTCGGAAGAATATATTCCTGGAGTTTCTCCAGATGGAATTATAAAACCGTCTAAACTAAAAACAATCGTAGCATTTGCTCCGCCAATATTTGGATCAGCAGATTTTACTGTAAACAAATTGTACTCAAATCCAGAGCTACTATATCCTCTGTTTACATATCCAACTTCATCTATAGTTGTTATATTTTCTAGTAGAAATCTTGTTCCAACTCCAAACGGAAAGTCATCTATACTACTATAATCGGGTTCTAAAGTTAAGGTTGCTTCATTTGCTTCTCTATTATAAGAAATTGATAGTATTCTAATACCGTTGCTATTATTAATTGGAATAAATGTTGGGGTTACATCATAAATTCCTGTTGTATTTCGGATAATATCAACCTTAAGTGAACCAGTTTGATATGAGAGAGTGAGATCTCGTATCACTTTATTTGTAAATCCGTCTTTAACGACTACGCTAGGAGCAGTTGAATAGTTAACTCCCTCACTGACAACATCAATACTTAAGAATGATGCTAATGGATCTACTTTAATAATTTGTGGGAATTTTGCTTGAGGTTTTAATGTAATATCTGATGGATAATCATAACCAGATTCTCCATTTAGTCTTATAGTTAAAACCTTTCCGATAGTATCTGAAGTTGGGAATAGAATTGCATCTTTTCCTAATTTTGTTTTTATTGTGTCAATATATGGAAGACGCTTGTATCTTTGACCTTTAGACTCTAGTTTTAATTTTGAAATTGGACCATGTGCAGTCAAAGATGTTGTGGAATAATTAATTATCCCATCATTCTTAACATATAAATCAGATTCTGGTCTTACTGCAGTTGTGTATGAGAATGATGTTGAAGATACACCAACAATAGATTGTGTCCCAGAGAATGCACTATTTACTTTTAATATTGTACTGTGCTCTGGATTTGAATCATCACTTACAACTATTTGTTGTTTTGTTAATGGTAAAGCAATATCTCCAACAGGAGTCAATTTATAATACAACTTAGTGGGAAGATTTTCCGTTGCTCTTATTGTAACTTTTGCATCTGTAGATACTCCAATTTCTCCATATTTAACAACTTCAAAATTAGCAGTTTTGGGGGACGATACAAATCTTGTATTAAATGTTTTATCTGAGAAAATATTAAAAGTAAATGCAGATGCTCTTCCAAATCCCTTTGCATATGACAATGATGGATCTGATAGATTAAATGTTAAAATTTTACCTCTTACTAAATCAATTTTTGGATTTATTGATGAAATAGTTCCAAAAGATTGGCTTGTAATTTTAACCAAACTATCTTCTCTTCTTAAGAAAGAGGATGATAAACGAATTCTATCAGAATCTAAAACATTTACATAATATATCTTATTATTTTCAAGTCCACCTGCTGGAGATGATGAAGTATGAAGAATCTTTTCGCCGTTATAATATCCATGATTTTCAATAGTAACAGTATTTTTTTCAATATTGATATCAATAGCACTAAAGTTTTTTCTTTTGGTTACTAAAATTCTATTGGTATCATCATAAACAATATCATATTCTGAAGAAACGTCGGGAATACAAGAAACATCTACTGTATCTCCTATGTTTATCTCATGATCTTCTGCAGTATATACAGTATTCAAATATTGATTAATATCAACTTTTACAATATCGTTTGGAATATTCGTAAAACTGTGATAAATTCCAGTACCAAATCCAACAAAATATAATAGATTAGTAGAAGTAGTTCCTATTCCAGTAAAACCACCAGTTGAACCAATTCCAATAATAGAAGTAGAAAGTCCAATAACATCATCATTAAATCTTGCAACATAAAGTTCTTGGTCATAATCTAGGGCGTATTCTGAAATACCATCTTCAGATACAGTTATTCCAGTACCAACATTTGGACTATATTTGATCTTTTGTCCTGTTCTATATCCATGTTGAGGCAAGTACATGGATTGGGAATTTAAAGATACAAAATTCCACTTTGATACTGTGCAAAGTTCTCCACTGTAACTTACTGAGGATGTGTCAAAGTCAATTGTTATTGAGGTTCCCCCAACTGAAATAATTTTCTTTCTATCAGAAACTAGATCAATTAAAGTAGATGCAATACTTACATAACCACCATTTCTAAATCCTCTAATTTCATCAATATTTTCAAAATATAGTAATGTTGTAGTGCCAATTCCTACAGAAGCTGTTACTCCAGGTGAAATCAAGTTCAAGAATAACGTTGATGTTATTCCAACAGTACCTATTCCAAGAGTTGACTGTGGATTAAAGTATCGTTCTTTAGACCTATTAAATGGATAATTTTTAAACTCTTCAGATATTTTAAATTTTCTAGACTTTTCTACTAAGAAAGTATTTACTAAATGATTTCCATCTCGTCCATTTTGTCCACGCAAAACAGTGATTTTGGAGTTTAAAGGATCCACTCCAATAATTTTTACAACTTCATCTCCAATTTGATAATAATCATTTATTAGTAGATTTGGTTCATCAAATCTTCCAGAAACTTCAAATGCAGTTACTATTCCAGTAGATGCTATAGTATTAAGACCAACTTTTAGTTGTAAAGTATTTGATAAGATTGTAATTTTATATGAAGATTTGAAGCTTACTGCATTTGTGTTTATTCCTGATATTGATATTACTTCATCACTGGAGAAATCATGAGGAGTATCGGAAATAAAAAGATACTGATTTGGAGAATCTGTTAATTTAATTATTTCAACATCCTCTAAAATAGTAGTCTCTGATGTTATTTTTTCAATTTCCTTTCCAGAAACTTTCGAGACCGTTGCATAAGCACCAAATCCGCCAAGTGATTTGCTATCATTAAATATGATTTGATCGCCAACTTGATAATTTTGTCCACCAGAGACAATATCCACGCCATCAACAGTTCCAACTGATGTTGCTTTGACATCGGACAACTGCTTTCTAATTTTATAAGAACTTACGAAATATGGATATTCGGAATTATTAGAATTTAAACTATAGAGATATGTATTTCTAATTAAACCAGAACTAGCAAAATCAAAATCTTTTTGATTTGAACGTGGATTGTAATTAAACTCAATCGGCAAAGATCTAAATTTATTTCCTACCAAATATGGAAATACTGGAAACTTTGTGCCATTAAAAATTCCAGCATCTGCAATATTTGTAGAAAGAGTCATAAAATATGCGTAAGTTCCATTGGGAAATTCTGGAGTCTTACAATATCTTCCATTACTTTCATCTAAAGTGCCCGTTCCTGTAAATTTATAATCTTCTACAAAAAATCCTAGTGGGAAATCTGGTGGTCTATTGGCCAATCTTGTTAGAGTATAACCACTCTTCATTTGTACTATTCCACCACCAATACTTGGATTTCCATATCCATATGGTCCATAAATTGGATTTCCATCATATGCCCATCCAATTATTGGAGAATGTACTTTAATTCTGGAGGTATCATTTGATAAGTCTGAACGATAAACCTCAAGATTGCCACCAATAACCCGTGAAGAATATAAATCTCTTCTAAGGTTATTTGGAGCGTATATATTCGTATATTGTAATCCATTATTACCCTTTACAAGAACACCACCATCATTGGATATTTGTCCACTATTCAATAGTCTACTGAATAAGTTTACATTCCAAGTTTTAATCACAGAATCAAATTTCGCACCAACACCTGGAGTTGAAATTACTATTCTAGTAGATACTGGATCATAACCATAACCGCCAGTTATTACTACAATTTCTGACAATCTTCCTTGTTCATCAATTACGGCACTTAGTTGAGCTCCAACTCCAGATCCAATTACTTCAATATTTGGTTGTGCTTTGTAATATCTTCCGCTATTCTGAACTAAAACATTTTTTATAATACCTTCACTTACAATTGGAATTGCTCGAGCATCAACCCCTTCTGTTAATAAAACAAGAGGTTGTCTATCATAATTTAATATATCTGGAGATCCATATTCATTTCCTTCTTTTTCTACAACAAGAGAATGAATTTCTCCTCTGAATACTGGAATAATCTTAGCTTCAAAATCTATAAATTCGCTGAAAGATAAAGTAGTGGTTGTAATTCCAGAAGAGAATAAGTGAGAAGTACTAATACCAATACTTCCTATTCCAATCGATGTTACTTTAACATCAGAAGATATGAATCCAGATAATTCATTTACAATATGACCTACTTTGATATTTGAAGTGTCAATTCCAATAAAACTAGGAATATCGCTATTAAATGTTGCGCTAGTATTGACACCAGTAAAATAATGGGAGGAAATTCCAATATTTCCAGATATGGATAGTTTTATTGGTTCGTAATTGAATGAACCATTTCCAGTAGAAGTAAAATCTATATAAATTTGATTGTCATAATTATAAGACTTGCCAAGATCATCACTTGCAATTTCGGATAAACGTATAGTATTTTGATCAATTTTCGTGACATAATACAAAGTTGATGAGGATAATCCACCAACTGGTTGATCAGATTCATACCAAATAATTTCTCCAGATTCATATCCATGTTTAAAAATACTAATAGTATTTGAATACAAATTAACGTTATCTACATCAAATATTGTTTTCCTATTTGAATAATTTTTTCCTGGATTGATAACTCTTGTGCCGCCAATTCTCTTTCTTCTTTCATATGATTCTAAGATATGGTTTCCACTTCCAAAAGAAGTAAACTGAATTTCATTATATGCTCCAGTAACAATTCCAACTTCAGGATTATATGTCAAAGAAGCTGCCATGGCATCTTCATATGATCTATGAAGTTTTACTTGTCTTGATCCGATTATAGAAACATAATATGAAGCATTATTTACTAATCCGCCAATAGATACTCCACCTTGAGTATTATAAATTACTCTCTCACCATTTCTGAATCTGTGATACTCGGAAAATGTAATAATATTATCTGCCAGGTTTACTCTCTGTGCTTGTGCGATAGCATTGAATTCAACTCTATGTCTATAAGCAACTAAATTTGCTTTAACTAGTGCTCCAGTGCCATTTCCTCCAGAAATTGCCAAAAATGGTGTGCTAGTATAGTCAAATCCTGGATTTATAACGTCAACTCTACTTAAAGAACCAGTAACTCTAGCAAATGCTGTAGCACCAAATCCAACTTCAGAAGAGTGTTGTATATCTGCAATATTTACTAAAGGGGGATTAATAACATCATAATCTTGACCAGGAGCAGAAACTCTAATCTCAGTAAGAGGTCCATATCTAATCCAATCTATGGATTTATAATTTAAAATTTCTACACCATTGCGTAGAATTCCAATCTTTCCAGGCAGTGTATTATAAGTTTTTTCTGTTAATTGAGGATCTTCTAATTTTCTAATTAAGTTTTGTGATTGTATTTCTCTTACTACAAGTCCTTCATTCTCTACAGAACTAACTTGTGTAAAATCAAGTGGAGCAAATGTATTATTGGTTGCAATTCCAGTAATTTTTATAAAATCACTTTTAAAAAGATCCGATCTACTTTTCGAGATTTTAATACGATCATTATCTACTTTTTTGACAAAATAAATCGCTTTAGGAATATCTAAAGTATTATTTTCATCTACAGGAAAATATACAATTGCATCGCCAGTTAAAAATCCATGATTAAAAACGGGAATTGTTTCTTCGTTATTTAAATTTGCATCAAAATTAGCTATTCTACCTCTCAACTCAAAGCTTTCATTATAGTATCTTGAAATTGAAGGTGTTGTTATATAAGTATTTTTTCCCGAATCTACATATGTGTTCTGAACATCTGAATTATAATTAAGTCCAGGAGCTTTTCTAAGACTTCTTGTTACAGTATATACGTATACAATTTCTACATCATTTGTAATTTTTAATGATTTTCTAGGATTAGATCCAGTAGTAGCATCAAAAACTCTTGTAACATTTTCAAGATTACCAAAAGAATCTCTGATAATACAATTAACAGAAACAGTGTCGCCAGTTACTATATTGATTGGATTATAGGTGAATAATTCATAGTTAAATCCTCCCAAATTCTTAAGTTCCTGGACTTTGTGAGATATTGATTGATTGAATATCCAATCATTAGATCTAAAATCATTTGCATCAGAATACCCAAGAGATGAAATCTCAATAGTATCATCTTTGGACATCAATTTAACATCATCAGAATATACAAAATCAGATAAAATTCCAGTTATTCTAACAGTAATTAGATCGTCTTCATTGTCACCATATACATATGCATATGTGTTTAAAGATAATCTTGTCTCTGAATCTAAACGTCTTGTAATATTAGAACATCCAAAAAACTGAGTAGTTGATTTTGAAGTATAATCAACTAACACATTTACATTATCCGCAAACTTTACAAATAAAGTTCCACTCTCTGGAAAACCAATTGTTGAATCAACATCTAATGTATCATCCCCAATATCAGCGGAGGTGATTAAAAATGTTGCGGGATGTACAGTAAAATTTCCAAATATACTATTTTCATCAAAAGTTAAACTATTATCAACAGATAAAGTATAATATTCTCTATTATCTTCTAATATCTTCAATACATTGTTAATAGTACCATACGCTTTGTTTATTGTTCCGTATTGATCTTGATAAAGAGTCTTATTTAAAATTTTTGAGGGATCTCCCTGTATGACTTCAACAGTGATTACTGTATCCAGTCTATAATCAGCATTTGATGGTTGAATTACATAATCATATGGTGTTGTAATTGATGCTTCAACACCAAATAACGCCTTAAAAAGAATATTAAATGATTCTGGAGTTCCTTTTGTTGAATAAAAGTCTCTTGCTTGCTTTATAAAAAGATTCTGATCTAGATCTGGAGCGAGTTCTCTATTGTCCAGTCCAGGAAGTAGAAGTTTTTTAGTTTTTTCTAAAAAGATTTTTAGAAACTGAACTCCTAAATTTTTAACAACAGCATCTTTTGAGTGTGAAGATGCAAATGAAGCACTAAAAATTAATTCATTATCTCTTCCACTATCATTTAATACTCTACCAGTAAACCCTCTAACACACCCCTCAAATGTATTAGTAGTGGAATTTTTGTTTTTATAATAAATTATCTCTTCTCCAATCTGAATCAAACCAGACTCTTTAGGGAATCCCTTAACAGACTCAACCTTAATGTCTATAGTATAAAGCTCAACATCTTCAGTTAATAAGGTTGAACTTATTTTGTTTGTCAGACTTTCTAACTTTGTATACTCGTCAATATTTTCTATTATATCCTTAGGAGCACCCTGATACTCCATAGAATCATAATATTGCTTAAGGAAATTAACAAATAATGGGTATTCTTCTCGAACAAAACTAGGTAGATGATTTTCGAGAATGTACTTAGTTTTAATTCTATTTTCTTTCATATTAATTTCTTACTAAAGACCCATTAACATAACTTGAACTTGACTTATGACTTAATGCAGATGAATCATAACCAGAGGTTATAACATCTGGAACCATGTTTATGGTGCTTCTGGACAACTCATACTGAACAAATAAATCTTGGAGTCCAATAACATCATTTGATAAAGGAGTTGCTGATATTTCAATGATTGACTCACCGCCAAAATTCTTCAAAGTAGAAATAATTTTTATTGGTTTTAATAAAATTTCCCCCTTCTCATAATCAACAGTTCCAATATTTCTTCTCATAATAACTGGTTGAGCATCAGAATCAAGTCTAAAGAAGAATAGTTCTCCAGTTTTCCCGTCCATGGATGGAAAATCTGACAAATATACAGTACTTGAGATACCTTCAACTGAAAAACCAGAAGACTTGATGTTATATCCATCACAATTAATTGCTGGATTTTTCATATCAGTTTCTGACAAAGAATTTTTTTCTTTGTCATATCTCACATAAAAAGCATTTCCATAACAGAGTTCATACTCAGCAAGACTATTTATTACTGGTTTTAGATTCCTTCTAATCTGAACAGTGGTAATATTAGAAGTAATTGAATCGTGACTATCATCAACAACTTTGAGGAATTTACTGTACTTAAACTTGGATCCATACTGATTAATTTCTCTGGATCTTGAGTATTGGTTGATATTTGTAGATATAATACTTTTAACAAATTGAGAAGATGGTGCTTTATTTTGATTATAGTAAACGTTAGAAGTAGTTTCAATATAGAGATATTTCAGATCAACTATTTCAAGTTTTACACCAGAGACAGCATATTTTTTTAAAGTAGTTAATAAATTTGTTTTTACTGCATTTGAAATAAACTGACCATTAAATGGTTTTATAACAATATAAACTCTTCCAAACTGCGGAGGAGTTAGATCTTCTCCACCATATACTGTAACATATTCTGCTTCTGGATAAATTACGGGAATAAGTGCTTCATAATCAGATGCTGTAACTGCACGATTTTGTGATGCATATAGTTTTGGAGCATACTTACGGATTGAATTTACAGACTGAATCTCTTGTCCGCCTTGAGATCCAGATTCAATAAAGATATCAGAAACACCTTCTGTAATAATACGATCTGCATTATCAAATATTCTGCCAGAAAATTCTAGATTGGTAACTCCATTACCTTCCTGGCCATTTGTAATACAATAGGAAACTTCAATATAATTCTGATCTTCTAATTTTTGACCAAAAATACCATCTCCAAATAGAAGTTCATAACGCAGATCAGCTACTTCTTGAATAAAGAATATCTTTGAATCTGACTTAGTATCAATCAAAGAATCAACCATATTATACTTTGTTACAATAGAGCTTGCCTGTGTTGGTCTAACTCTAACTGATATGGTCTTAGTATCAATATTTTCATTATCAAGAAGGAATCTCTGATCTTCAAGTTCAGTATTTACTGTAAATGTGCTGATAGCATATGATCCTTCATATATCTCAATATTGTTAAATTGTGCTATTTGCTCAACTACAGGAACAGTAATGTCCTCTGGAATCATAAAGGTGTAGTTTTGATTACCAAAAGTTTCCTGACTTACTGCAACAGTTCCCTTTTTCAGAGTGAGTGTTAGTGGTTGGTTTACAAAGGTACTTGTATCTACAATGAATGAGATTATTGCTTTTGCTGCTGTTCTTGACTTGGGAACAAATCCAACATTCCTTGCCAATGAAACAACATTCTCACGAAGAGTTGCACTATCAATAAAGACCTCATTGCCAACCATATTGGCATTATATGAGGTTATATAAGTGTTATATGCAAGAATATCTAAAATTATAGACAGGTTTGATCCTTCAAAGTCATAATCTGTGAAGGTTGAATTTGCCCTCAGATATGCCTTGATGGAAGTCTTAATATCAGAAAAATTTAAGCTAGTTAAGTCTACAAGTGCCATTATCTTCTAGTTGGTGTTAATGCGAACGAAAGTTGGTTGGTCCCTGCACCAAGACCAATAATTCTATAATCAATTACAACATTCAAATTATTTTCATCGTAATTTGGAAACGCAGAAACACTCACCAATTCAACTCTAGGTTCGAACTCTTTTATTGTTGCTTCGAGGTCAAATGCAATCATGTCTGCAGAAACTTGATCTAAATTATCAAATAAAGATCTTGGCAATTGAGAACCAAAGCGGTTATCAAATAACTTCTCGCCAAGAGCAATTTGTGCAATATTACGCACAGAACGTGCGATTGCAGTTTCATTCTTAATTGCAATTAGATCGTTGTTAATGGGGTTATATTGGAAAGATAAACTAATATCTTTAAACCCCTTACTGACGCGACTTGGTGGCATTTAGTTTATAATTCTAACTTATTTATCCACTTATTTGAAGATTATTGGCTCTGTTCCGTACTCCCAATCATCATAATCTTCATCGTTACGAATTTGTGAGTGTAATTCATTTTGAATTTCAAATTTTTCTTTCATTCCTGAAGAAAAACTTGGATTATAGTCATTATTTTGAACAATTCTTGAATTTAATTCTTCAAGAGAACCATAATCTGTTACAAGTCTATTTGTTCCCCACTCACTCATCATAAAATTAATGTCTCTATCTACTGGATTTGACATTTTGCCTCCTGATTTTTGTAAAATCAGAACTTTTTACGGGGTTGCTATCCCGTTCAATCTTTAATTGATGTAAAAACCTTTTCTTAGGTATGATTCATCATGAATATAGCGCAAATTTTTATATTCTTCTACTTCCTCATCACCCCAAACGGGAATTGCAACAGTATTTCCATATCTAAAGTTAGGATTTTGCCTTACATGAACTTCAATAAGGTGATTTCCGATAAATTCACAATTTATCCACTCATAATCACCCACTAAACTATTTAATATAGTAGGAAATTGCACATTTTTATCTATTTTTGTCCATTTTTTCCACTTATATAGAGGATCTTCTTCATCTTTCTCCCCTATAACCACTAATTCTGTCTTTTTGTAGTGAAAATCTACACTTAAGTGATCTCCTTCAAAGATTTCACACCAAAACTCAGCGGGATGTAAGTGTTCAGTTTCATTATCAATCCACTCAATACGAGAAAATCGCCCCATACCAAGTAAATTAATACTTGGTCGGACGATATAATACCCCGAACATGGAACAGGCACCCCTGCAGGACCGCAGAGATGCCTTAGACGTTGATTTAAGAATAACTTGTTATAAACCCAAAGATCGTTTTCATGAATTGAAAACCATTCATCTTTTACGCTTATAAACTCTTCCATTTTAGGAAACGCCCCATCCTCTTATATAGAGAGATTTTCGCTAGTCTTACAGAGCTACGCGGTTATAAGACTTAAGATTCAGAAGATTCAGATTCTTGTTGTTGTTGAAAACGTTTTCTACGTTCTTCAAGATCCTTAATGGTATCTGGATGTTCCTGCATACCTACAGGAACTCCAGCAACCCACCCAAAAGTCTTTGGTTGTGTGTTCTCTTCTGTCATCGTCCTTGACCTCTATACTTTTTCTTTCTGCCATTGCGAGAAGTTGCGCTGAGTAGCGTGCGGGCAGAACGCCCCTGTCGCGTTTTCTTGGGTGCGCCAGGTTCGAAATTTAGTTTATTTGATCCACCTTTTGCTGCCATTTAAATTTCCTCCAATTCAAGTTCTGTAACATCTATACTCTCATCACCTTCATAATATTTTTGAGAGTATTCATCAAGTACCTCAGTGCATTCTTCAAGGGTAAGGTCCTTGTGAATGACCCTACCCTTATAAAGGATATTGTACATCAGATAATGCGAGTTTTCTCGTGACCAACACGAACCCGTGGATCACACCAGATTTCAAATCCTGCTTTCTTTGCATCCAGACAGAATGAAACGTCTTCACCACACATATCCTGAACCTTACCAGATTCAAAGACTTGCATCTGAGGAGCAAACCAAGGATACTCTAGATTCTCAAATACACCATTCTTAATTAGTACCCAACCAAAACCAGTGTAATCTACAGTAAATGGACGACGACGCTTGGAGATTGATTCAACAGTTTCATGATTCATGACACCACCGTTCTTACGGAAATCATCTTCCTCCAACCAGTGAGCAACTGAAGTAGTATGACCATCTTCTGTAGCATACCAACCAGCAACAATCTCCTTCTCTTCACCATTCTCATTCAGAGCAACATCACATAGTTGCCAGAACTTTTCAGTGTTGAAAACAATGTCATTATCAATCCATAGTTGATAATCATAAGGTAGTTTACCATCCCAAGGTACTTGCTTAGGACCACGGAGAACATTTGCACCGAGTACCTTACAACGTGCAAAGTTAACCATTGATGAATAGTCTTGACTAATCTGAATACTCATATTGTTTTGTACAAGATCAAAACACATCTGTACAAAGTTCTTCAGAAAGATATATGAGCATCCTCTTCCAGGTAGGCAGAACACAATGTTCTTACCACGCATTCTTTCTTTAATTGCTTCATAATCCCACTCAGCGGCTTTTGTCTGAGTTGGCTTCTCTTTTACAGTAAATCCTTTTGCCATAAGTTTTGAATAACCTTCAGTTCAATTCTAACGTGCTATTTAGATGTTGTCAATAAGATGGAGATTCGGTATTCCTTACAGGAACTGTGAGTTCCTCATAAGAAAGATCCTCTACCAAATAATCAGTTTTCATTAATCCAACCATATTCTTTAATGTATTCCAAGTGGCAGAAAATTCTTCCTCCTTGATCGAATGAAATAAACACCGATCCTTCGCGTAGATATGGTATATCTTTTGTGTTGGGGTATTTGACATTATTTTTCTGGGCGGATTTTTTTGTATGAAAATGGATTCATACCTTCGATTATATATGAGACCCTTTTAAATGTCACCACCTACCAAAAAATTTTTCATATGAACTCGATATCACTCTCGCGTTTTGTCACCTCTGTAGGTTAGGGTAGTTATGCGTTTTTATACGGGGGGGGGTAACGCTTAGGG